CCGTGAGGAGAAAGAGCCAGCCAAGGCTCAATAATTCGGTCGAGTGACCTAATGCGAGGCGGGCGCTTTCCCGTAATTTCATGAGATGAATATGAGTGACAAATTTACTCCCAGCGAGGAGGATTTTAACGCTTGGCGAAACAGTCCCGTAGGGGAGTGGTTATTCGACACAGTGATTAACGCAATACAGGATGACTTGGCCGACCGATGGGAAAAGTCTATAAATGCCAACCCCAACAAAATTGTGGAAGTCCAGCACGAGGTTCGGACTCTCTCAGCGGTATGGCAGAACGTTAAAGACTTAACTCATGAGGGTGTGGTTGATTTCATGGAGGCGCGCAATGACGTTTAAGCCTGGCATGAAACCCTTGCTTGATGACGTAATGGTCAGTCCTGTCGAGGTCGATAAGAAAACAGATGGCGGCATTATCATACCAGATAAGCATGTTGACGAAAAACAACTGGCCACAACGCGCGGTATTATCGTCGCAACGGGTCCGACCTTTTACGATTATGACGGCTATCCAGAGGATGAAAAACCGAAGGCGGGCGATGAGGTCATTTACATCCGATATTCCGGCCAGATGATTACAGGCGATGACGGTAAAGAATACCGCATCATAGGCGAAAAAGATTTAAGAGCGATTGTGAGCAAAGCATGATGGGAAAACAAGGTTTTGTAGATGATGACGGCCACGTTGAAGATGACGTACAAATCATCGGTGATGACCGCGACTTAGACGGTCCAGATGTTCAAGAGCCTGCTGGGGCGCAAGACCCGTCAGCTGACCCAAGTAATGCGCCTGAAGAGGGGCAAGGGCTTACGGGTGAGGAATTAGCGCGCGCTGGTGGATGGTCACCAGAAAAAGGCGATAAGACTTGGCAGGAGTTTAACTCATACGGGGCGGGATATAAGGACGCAGAAACGCGCATTGAAAGCCGTCTAAACCGCGACTTTAACGACAGGCTCTCCCGAATGGAGCGCATGTCTAAGATGCGTGAGGAAGCGGCTTTAAACCGTCAACGCGAGGAGATTGAGGCGCGATACAGCGCATCCACCCGCGAGGCGGTGGCTATGGGTGATGTGGCGCAATATGATGCGTTGCAGCGTGAAAAGGAAACGAAACTTAACAACATCCAGCCTTTACAGGTCCCGCAAGACCAACAGGGGCAAGGTGTTGTCACGCCAGAGTTTCAGTCGTGGCTCAATCAGAACGCTTGGTTTGACAAGCCTGAGCACGCAGGGGCGTCGGCCTTTGCTGTTGCTGAAATGAATAGGCTAGCGGCTGAAAATCCGCATGTGTCAAGACACGCCCTATTGCCGCAGGTCAATGCGCGAATTGCTGAATCCTTCCCAGCGTTAGTTGGTGCGAGGCCGCGCGAAACACCGCGTCAAACGACTGACAATGGCGGCGGCCGCAGGCCATCACGAAGTAAGGTGAAAGGCTTTGCTGACATGCCGCGCGAGGCAAGAATCGCGGGTAAGGAATTTGTTGAGGACGGCACGTTCAAGACAGAGGCCGATTACGCAAAAGCATATTGGGCGCAATAGGAGATACACATGACCGATAAAGATATGACATTTAAGGCCGGTAAAACACCAAAGGCCAAGCCCGCGAAAAAAGCGGCAAAGAAAACCACAGCCAAGCGCACCACAGTTAAGGCCAAATCACCACGTAGACGCCAAAGGGGCAATCTTGCGGGTGCGGGGCCGTTAGCGCTTAATATGGCTGAATTAGACACAGAAAATTACCAATACCGTTATGCAGACCTTAATCGCCCAGGCAGGCTACAGCAGCTCACAAAGCAAGACGATTACGATATTGTCCCTAACAATGGTGAACAGTCTTCAATGACTGACGGGTCTGACGTCCGGCGTCCTTCTGGTGAGGAGGGCATGATACTATTGCGCAAGCCGCGCGAGTATTTTGAGGCAGACCGAAAAGAACAGGCGAGGATTTCGAGCGAGGTAGTCGACCAGCTCAAACAGGGTTCCGAAGGCCGAAAAAATCTAGGCAAGAATGCTTACATCCCAGATGATGGCATTGCCTTTAAAGAGGAAGCAAGCCTCTAAACTTTCTAATTTAATTTATGGAGGTTAGCTATGGCTAATCAAGACGTAAGACGGGGCCTTGTCCCTGTTCGTATGGCCTCCGGCAGTTATTACAACAACTCATGCAATCCTTACTATGTGGATGCGGCAAACGCTACGCCACTATTTCAAGGTGACCCTGTTATTGAAACAGGAACCGCGAATGATGCGGGTATTGCAGGGGTTGAACGTGCTGTTGCCGCAGGTCCAATCACAGGCGTTATTGTCGGGTTTCAACCTGAGACAGAACGTCAAGTAATGGGCTATTTGCCCGCAGGTGTTGCTGGCATTGTGCTAGTTGCCGATGACCCGCATCTTGAGTGCGAAATCCAAGCAAGCGCGCCTATCACGGCGGCTGATATTGGTCAGAACGCATCACTTGAGATTGTTGATGGTGATGTTGTTTATCGCCGTTCAATGGTCCAGCTAGATCAAGGCACGATTGGCGCGGGCGCTGCCCTTCCAGTCAAAATCCTTGGTACGGCTCAACGGGCCGACAATGCCCCATATGACGCAGCAGGTAATACGAAGGTTCGAGTTCGCTTGAACAACGTAACAACCGATGCAGATAGCGCAGGAGTTTAATCATGGCTGGTGTTATTACCCGTTCAAATCACCCTAGCGCCTTATGGCCTGGAGTGAATGCACATTTTGGCTTAATGTATAAAGAAAAGCCCGTTCAGTACTCATATGTGTTCGACATGAAAAAGTCGAAAAAGCACTATGAGGAGGATGTCGAGTCTACTTCTTTCGGTCTTGCGACTGTTAAAGAGGAAGGTCAATCAATCGACTATGATAGCTCTCAAGAGGGCTATAAAGCGCGTTATCGTCATATTACATATGGCCTTGGCGCGATTGTCACGCGTGAGGCGATTGAAGACAATCTCTACAAAGAGAAGGCTATGGCTGGCGCGGGGGCTTTGGCTTTTAGTATGCGTCAAACTAAAGAGGTCTTACACGCGGACCACTTTAATCGCGGCTTTGATAACCAACGTCCGGGCGGAGATGGTGTGGCTATGCTTTCAGCGGCTCACCCTACGCTAAACGGTACGCAGTCAAATATCTTGGCTGTTGCGTCTGATTTGTCAGAGGCTTCACTTGAGCAAATGCTCATTGACATCAAAGGCATTCGCAATTCACGCGGCTTGCTCTTGGGCGTCAACGGTGAAAAGCTAATCGTGCCGCGTCAACTTTGGTTTGTCGCCAAGCGCATTCTTTCAACTAACCTTCGTGTTGGTACTGACTTGAATGACGTCAATGCTGTTAAGGCATTGGGCGCAATCTCAGAAGAGTATATGACTTGGGATTACTTGACCGACCCGGATGCATGGTTTGTTAAAACAGACTGCATGGACGGCCTCAAGTGCTTCCAGCGCCGCGCTATTGAGTTCAAGCGTGACAACGACTTTGACACTGAGAATGCCAAGATGAAAACGACAGAGCGTTATAGCTTCGGCCATACCGACTGGCGTGCAATCACAGGCTCACCCGGCGCTTAAAGCTCCACTCAGTTTGATCAATTCAGGGCGGCTTTCGGGCCGCTCTTACACTCCATTAGGGAGGTTTGTATGTCTGAAAATAGAGAAGTTTTCCGCTTTGGTGACCCATATATAGAGTGCCAGCGGACGGGGTTTAAGGTCAGAAAATCAGAAACAGTTATCGAGACCCGCACTCGCTTGCGCGTTTTGCGCGGCCATGATGACCCAGAACACCCGCAAGACCATATTCGGTCCAAGCGTGATAAGCAGGTCTTTCGCGGCAATATCTCAGAGAGCGAAGATACGTTCCTTGGCACGAATGAGATAACGGCGGCGGCGCTTGTTTCAAGGAGTAGAAGATAATGCCCACATCAGGCGTTGATGTCCTCACACGCACGGCCAGACAGGTCATCAAGCGCGCCTTCGTGTTGATTAATGCGGTGCCAGCCACGCAAGATGTGAGGGAGCCAGATGAGCTTTATGCGGTGGATGTCCTTAATGAAATGACGCAGCATTGGACAACGTGCGGTGTGACCGCATGGCGTAAACAGAGCGCGACTTTCCAGCCCGTACAAGGGCAGGCTGAATACACAATTAATGAGCGGCCCTTAGAGGTCATCAGCTTACGCTGGGTGCAAGTGGGCGGCACTGAAATTCCATTGCATGAAATCACTCATGACGAATATTTTGACTTGCCAAATAAAGAGACCGAGGGATTGCCTTCTCAATATTACGTTAGGCGCGACAGAACAACAACAACGGTCTTTTTATGGCCGACACCTTGCCAAATCACAACCGAGAGTGTGGCGCTTACCTATAATCGCAGAACGCAGATTGTGGAGCCTGCCAATGTGGACACGCAAGAAATTGATTTGCCTCAAGAGTGGCTTGATACGGTCACATATTGCTTGGCGGCAAGGTTGGCCGATAGCTATGGCGGCGACAGTCAGATTGTCGGGCGGGTCACGGCGCGCTCAGAGCAAATGTTTGAAATGCTGAAAATGTATGAGCGTGAAGGCGACCAGCATTTCCTTGTTGATGAGACTTACACCTTAAATGCTTATTAAGCCCGGCTCAGGCGCTTATGACCGTCGCCTTGATGGTCTGCCTCCGATAGAGTTGCAAAACATGTATGTTGAGGAGGTTTCGACTGATACGGGTACAGATTGGGTTTTATTGTCCTTTCCGGGCTATTCAGAGTTCCAGTCGGGGAATGGGTGCATTCGTGGGTCTCATTTACTGACCGAGGATATTGCAAACATAAGCCGGATTGAGGTTTTAGCTCTTGTTGACGACTCTATATTGGGGATAGGAAGCTTAGGAACATCGTCCACAGTCCTGCACACAAATATCAGCAATCGCGTCACCGGCTTTGAGAACATAAAGGCAAGGCCCTTTTTTGCCTCAATCAGGGGGTCGCATTCTGTTGTTGTCGACGGGATGGCATGGATTAATGGTATTCCTGTTGTGTTTCCAGACCCAGACCCCGCGAATCCAATTCGAGTTTCAAGCGTTTCCGCTATTGATGGCAGGTATCTTTATACAGAAGAGAGCTCAGACCGTTTTTGGTGGACGGATATTTTTCCAGACCCCGCAGTCCCGGTTGTAATCAATCCGTTGGCATTTGCGACAGCGGAAACATTTGAAGATGACCTTGTGAGGGTTTTTGTACACAATCGTAATATTTGGCTTTTTGGGACAAATTCGGTTGAAGTATGGAGGCCAGTTGGCGACCTAGATAATCCGTTTGTGAGGGCTACAGGTTACGCTTTTGACCGAGGGACAGTAAGCCCTCACGCGGTTGCGGCTGATGGGTCTAGCGTGTTTATGCTTGGTCATGACCGTGTGGTTTACCAGCTCAATACATCCGGCATGAGCCGGGTGAGCAATCACGGCGTAGAAGAGGCCCTTGAGGGGTATGGCCGCTCAGCTATTCGTTCCTTATTCGGATATATTTTCCAGCATGAGGGCAGCATATTTTACATACTGACAATCGAAGAGATTGTTGACCCGTTTGACCCGGTGCTCAACCCTAATGGCCCGACTGTCGTTATACCGGGGGTAACTTATTGCCTAAATCTGAACACTGGAACTTGGTCCACTCTCAAAAATGAGGGAATGGGGAATTTCGAAGTCATTAACAGCCATCAAGTCTTTAATGAGACTGTTGTGGTGTCTGAGGATGGCTTTTCATTCGTGGGGAGAGAACACCAAAGGTTTAATGGTGATATTGCGGCGGACACAGGGCGGATTGAAAAGGTATTCACTGCCAACATACCAACCGCTCGCACACTTCCTATACAGCGCATTGCGTTTACGTTAGCAGCTCTTTCTGGGTCGGAGGAACAAAACGACGAAGGGGCCGACATTGATATTTCCACCACCTTCAGCGATGACCAAGGGCGGACCTACTCAGCGCCAGAGGTGATTACACTTCACCCCCAAGAGCAGTATGGTCAAAGACAAGTTTTATTCCGTCAGGGACAAGCGAGAGCGCCGGGGCGCATTTACCGAATAGAAACCGATGAGCCCATCAGGCTTATGGTTGGGGCCGTGTCAGTAAATGACGCGGATTATAGATAATGGCTGATAGGTCACAACGTGTTATTCCGCAGGCGGACGTACCGTTCTTGAATGGAGACGGGACAGTGAACCGCCAATGGTACTTTTTCTTCGAGCGGGTCAATCAAGACATGGGAGGGGATGGGCGTTTGTCTATTCCGAACACGGCCATTGATTAAGCGGGCCACGCAAGATGACCTTGCTGAGATTTTACGAATTGGTGAGCGGTTTTATTTAGGCAGCGTTTGGTCTGGTGTTGTTGAGTTTGACCCAGAACACTTTGCGCGCTTTGCCTTGCAGATGATGCGCGGTGAGGGTGCAATATTCTTATCAGATGACGGGATGTGCGGCGGTATGCTTGCGCCTGTTTATTTCAGTTCAAATGCAAAGATTGCATCGGAATTATTTTGGCATTGTGAAGACGGTAAAGGCCAAGAGTTACACCAAGCCTTTGAGGATTGGGCGCGTCAAGAAGGCGCAGAGATTGTCCATATGACGGGGCAAGCAAACGCAAGAGAAAAGGGGATTCGAAGGCTTTACCGCGCTCGCGGTTATGAAGCCAAGGAAATCGGATTTTTTAAGGAATTGTAATGGGTATTGGCACAGCAATCGCGGCGGCGGCTACTATTGGCGGCTCACTAATCGGCAACAGCTCATCAAGGGCGGCGGCTGAAACTGTTTCAGATTCGACAGATAGGCAGATTGAGCTACAGCAACAGGTCTATAACGACACGGTTGCGCGTAACGACCCGTTTTATCAAACTGGCGTTCAGGCGAACAATCAGCTATCTCAGCTCTTAGGGCTTGGCGGGCCGCAACAACAAGGCCAGCCGCAGTTCCAACAACTCCAACAGCAGCCCCCGCAACAGGGCACTACATCAAACCCTGCTCTAGCCGCTCAGAATGCCGAAAGAGCGCGCGCGTTTTTGGGTGGTCAAGGCGTACCACAAGGCGGCCGTAACACTAACATATTCGCTTTACAGGGCGGTCAGGGGCCGCAAGGCGTCCAAGGCGGTCAACTCCAAGGCCAGCAATTAGGACAGCCCCAGCCTCAACAACTCACATCTAATGGTCGACCTATCGTGCAAAATGGTGCGCTCACAGAATTGCAGAATAGTCCCGGCTATCAATTCCGATTGCAAGAGGGTGTGAATGCTCTCGACAACAGCGCAGCGGCGCGCGGCGGTCTCTTATCAGGCGGCCACATCCGACAAGCCACACGATACGCCCAAGATTATGCGTCTGGTGAATATGCAAACCGCGTGGCACAGCTTCAAGGCGTTCAAGGGGCTGGCCAAGCGGCGGCGAATAGTTCGGCTAATGCGGGCGCTGGATTTGCGTCTAATGCGTCAAATGCCTTGGCCAATAATGCAAGTTTTGCGGCTAATCAGCAGCAACAGCGAGGGAACACAACAGCTGGCCTTATTGGTAATATTGGCGGGTTAATTGGAGGGGCTATCTAAGATGTCCTTCCAAGCAGCCTTGCAGGGTTTTAATAGCGGCTATGCGTTTACCCAGCAGCGCAAAGAGCAAAAGCGGCAAGCCAACTACCAGAGCAAGTTGCAGGGATTGCTGGGCGGTGGCAGCCCCTCAGGTTCGCCAGTTGGCACACCGGGCATTGTTCCGACCAGTCAGCAGGGGCCAGCACCACAAGCTCCACAGCAGCCACAAGCGGCGGGCGGTCAACCGAATGCCGTTCAGCAGCTTCAAGGCCAGCCACAGGCAGCACAAAGCTCAGGTCCAGACTATAACGCAGCGGCGGC